CGCATACAACGACAAGCCACACCAACACAAAAGAAATTTATAAAGTTTTTAACCGACCTGGGTAAAAAGATGGACTTTAAAGTTGTGTATGAGATAGACGACATTGTATTCTATGAAGATATACCCAAATACAACAAATTCCGGGGAGCGTTTGTTGATGATGATATTCGATCAGCGACTATCGACATGATGAGCATGTGTGATGAGATAACAGTCACATGTGACTTCATGAAACAATACTACATGGACAAGACCGGTAATAAAAACATAACAGTCATACCTAATTATCCACCTCGAGCTTGGTTGGATCAATATGATGAGTTGACTGTGGAGAAAAATTACAGCAAACGGAAGAAAAAACCTAGAGTGTTGTATGCAGGTAGTGGAGCACATTTTGATGTTGATAACAATGTAAACCAACAAGACGATTTCGGGCATGTTTGTGACACTGTGTTGAAGACAATGAACAAATATCAATGGATATTTATCGGTGCGTTTCCAAGAAGATTGTCTCAATATGTCAAGCAAGGCAAAATAGAGTTTCACAACTGGACATATTTGATGGATTATCCCAGGTTGGTACAGAAGGTCAAACCGAACGTGATGGTTGCACCACTTGCTGACAACAATTTTAATCGAGCCAAGAGTGATCTCAAATTTATTGAAGGTTGTGCTCTCGGTGCACCAGCAATTTGTCAGGATTTATGCACCTATGAAAATGCCTTTTTCAAATTCACCACTGGAGATGAGATGGTGGATCAAATTGACCATGTGATGAGCGATAAGAACTTTTACATGAAGCAAGTGCGAAAAGGTAGACAACATATAGAGACCAGATGGTTAGAGAACCCTCAAAATCTCGATAAATACAAAGAGTTGTATACATTACCGTACGCAGATCCCAACAGGAAACTAATCAATAGTATCAATAGTTTTTAAGATTGTCTTCAGGTTGTAGACAGTAGGTTTGCTCAGTTGTAGCTTCATGAGATCACGTGCCAACACCCACTTGTATGACTTGTGTTCGTCAGACAGAACAACCTTTATAACACGTGGTCTGCATGTGTATAACCGAAACGTTTTTTCTTTGATTATTGTTTTGAGTTTCGATATTTTTATTTGAGTTTCTTCAAAAACCTCGCGTTTTGCTCCTTGTTTGAATGTTTCACTCAACTCTAAATGACCTCCAGGTAATTCCCACGTACCATCCCCCGCTCTTTGTAGGAGCAAGCAGGCATTTTTCCATTTGATGATCACTTTAGAAACGTTTTTTGTGTCCATGACAATACTTAGTTGAGCTTTTACAGTTTATATACTATAATAGTCTTATATGTATCGCAACGTTTGTTACAATCCAAGAGATGAGTCAGTCACATTGTTCACTTGGGATGATAATGGTAATCGTGTTACCATGGATGTGAGTTTCAATCCGTATTTATATGTCGAGACCACACTCAAAGGAGATTCCAAGAGTATATTTGACACCCCGGTGCGCAAAAGGTTGTTCAAAGACACCAGACATCGCTCCAACTTTATAAAAGAGTGTGGTACAAACAGATTGTTCGAGAATATAAGACCCGAGCAGCAATTCTTGATAGATACATTCCATACAAAAAACAATGATCTAGAGTTCTCAAAAAACCCGTTGAAGATACAATATGTAGATATCGAGGTGTACTGCCCGGACAACTTTCCAACTCCGGACACTGCTTATGAACCAATCAATGTAATAACAGTTTATGATTCAATAGACAAGAGATTTTACACATGGGGAACCAAGCGGCTGGAGAAAAAAATCAAAGGATGTGATTATGTGTATTGTGAGACAGAGAATCAATTGCTAGAATGTTTCATCAACTATATAAATCGTTCATCACCTGATATTTTGAGTGGATGGAACAGTGAGGGTTTCGACATACCGTATATAATCAACAGATCAATAAGAGTGTTAGGTGAGGAGAACATCAAACGAATTTCACCAGTGGAAAACATATACAGCCGATTAGTGACTGGTGCGTTTGGTAGAGAACAGCAACGATGGTACATCAGCGGTATATCATGTATTGACTATCTAGATATATACAAAAAGTTTAGTGTGGGTTTGCGCGAGAGTTACAAGCTTGACGCGATCGCGGAGCGAGAGCTTGGTGAAAGAAAGGTAGACTACGGAAACACCAATTTATCAGCGTTGGCTGATGATGACTGGCAGACATTTGTAGAATACAACGTGCAAGACGTAAATTTGTTGGTGCAAATGGAGGATAAGCTAAGATACCTAGAGTTGTTACGGATGTTAGCATATACCGGTCTCACAACAATTGAATCAGCAATGGGCACTCTGGGTGTTATCACGGGAGCGACTGTGATCAAGGCCAGAAGCAAGGGACTGGTTGTGCCAACGTTTGTCAAGGACAATATAAACAACGCTAAGTATGAAGGAGCGTATGTTGGTGAACCTCAGCGTGGCTTTCAACACGACGTTGTTAGTTTTGACGCGAACAGCCTGTATCCAAACACGATGATCAGCTTGAATTTATCCCCGGAGACAAAAGTAGGTAAGATAACACACAAGGATGATACCCATGTGTATATTACACACGTGTCAGGTAAGAATTTCAAATTGACACACGAAAAGTTTGTAGAATTTATCAAAAAAGACAACATAGCTTTATCTAAAGCCAAGGTGTTGTTCTCTCAAAATAAAAAAGGTATCATACCAGAGATTGTTGACAGTATATACCAACAACGTGTATTGATCAAGAAAGAGCTCAAGACAATAAACATGAAATTGAGCAAATTGAATGAGAATGATGATGAGTATGCCACTCTAAAGAGAAAATCAGAGCAGCTCGACATAAAACAATTCACATTAAAGATTTTAATCAACACTGTGTATGGGTATTTTGGTAACAAACATGCACCGATTGGTGATCCTGACATCGCACGTAGTATCACACTCACAGGACAAGCGGTCATCAAGAGATCAAATGACATTTTAAGAGAATATGTGGACAAGCACGGTGTTCCAGGAGCTGATCCGGTCATATACAATGATACTGACTCAACATACATATCGATAAACCGTATCATGAAACAATCCGGTGAAATATTTCATAACAACTCTAAAATCACAGATTACGCCTACAAACAAGCAGAGCTGGTGGAGCAATACTTGAATGAGGAAATAACCAAGTGGAGTGCCAAAGCATTGAACAGTAAGGATAGTAGGTTTGTGTTCAAACGAGAGTGCATGACAGATGTTGGTATTTTCTTGCAGAAAAAACGCTATGTGTTGCGTGTGTTAGATGATGAAGGAATACCTACAAACAAATTTAAATACACCGGGGTTGAGGTTGTGAGAAGCACTATACCAGCTCCAATCAAACCGTACATCAAGAAGATAATTGAGACAATGATGGACACAGAAAATAGGTCCGTGACAAATGACGTGTTTCTAGAAGCGTATGAGAAGTTCAAAGAATTGCCGGTGGAAGATTACTCTTTTGTGATGGGAATCTCAGATTATGAAAAGTATGCTGATCGGTGTAATGGGTTTGTGACCTGTAAAGGCATGCCCGCGCACGTAAAAGCGGCGTATCATTACAACACACTGTTAGAAAAACTAGAATTGAGTGGTGATTACGAGGCTATCGAAACAGGTGACAAGGTCCGATACTTCTACGTAAACCAACCCAACAAGTATGGTATCAATGCCATAGCATACAAGTATTATTATCCAGATGAGTTCAAGAAAGTGTTCGATCCAGACATCGAGAAAATGTTTGAAAAGATTATATTCAGTATAATAGATAGATTTTATGAAGCGGTCAAATGGAAGCTGAGCAAACCAAGTGCACAAGTACAGACAGACCTGTTTGACCTATTAGGAGTATGACATCTAAGAGCAGAAAAGCATGGACCGAAGCAATTAGCGACACTGTGATAGGTACCATTATAAATTTCCCACTGAACATGCTAGCAATGTGGTTCATTTTCAGATTCAAACTATCGGTTGTGGAGTCTTCCGTGTTGCTATGGGTTGTGTTCACAATCATCGCTATTGTCCGTAAGTATTACGTGAGAATTTATTTCAGTAAAAAAAGTAGAAAACCAAATCAACATAATATATAATATAACTTATGAGTAAAACGAAAATAATATCATTTATCGATCATGTAGGTCGTGTGATTGTAGGTGAACATGTCAAGACAAAAGACAATGTACACCATATCAAAGAACCAGCGGTCGTCAATGTGCAGATGAGCCAAGAAAACGGTCAAATTTCCGTTCAGTTGTTACCATACATTTTTAGAGAGTTTGTATCTGAAAAAACTCGCGAAAAAGGGGCAATCTGGCAGTTTAAAGATGAGAGTGTCGTGATGAGTAGCAATCTAGAACTAGATGCTGCTATAATAAAACAATATCAAAACATATTTTCACAGCCAGTGGCAAAGGCCGCTAAACCTGTTGAAGGCGCTCCGGAACCAGAAGTGATCAAGCTGTTTGATGAGTAAAATTGTAGATAAAGAGACACTAAAGGTTTTTGACAAGCTAGAAAAGCTCAACCCTGAAGCTAAGTTTTTGTCAGAGAGTGCCTTGAGTACTGTCAGTGACTATGTTGATACTGGTTGCATGGTGTTGAACGCTATCATCTCTGGTAGTCTGTATGGTGGTGTTCCGATGGGTAGAATAACCGGTTTCAGTGGCCCTAGTGCAGCTGGTAAGACATACATTATCAACAAAATCCTCGCAAACGGACAAAAGAAAGGAATGGTGCCAGTAATATTTGATACAGAAGCCGCTATAGATGCGAGCAGTACCATAGGAGTAGGTCTGGATAACGATCAAGTTAAATATGTACCGGTGCAAACTGTAGAGGATTGTCGTAATCAGATTTCAGCCTTTTTAGATGGTGTGATTGAGGCAAAAATGAGGGATAAGTTCATTATAAGTATAGACAGTCTTGGTAATTTGGCGAGTCAGAAGGAGATAGATGATGCTGAAAAGGGAAAAACTGCAATGGACATGGGTACACGCGCCAAAGGGTTGAAGAGCATGATGAGATTGCTGACATTCAAGGCTGCGCAAGCCGGTGTTACAATAATGTTCAGTAATCATACGTATGATGACCCGAGTGCCATGTTCCCAACTTTAGTCAAGGCTCAAAGTGGCGGAAAAGGTCCGGTGTATCTAGCCAGCGTGTTGGTGCAGTTAGCTAAACGTGATGAAAAGCATGACGCTAGCAGAGGTGATAGTGATGAGCTGTTACCAGAAGCTAACAAAGTTAGTGGTACAACGCTCAGAGCACTAACAGTTAAGAATCGATTCGTACCACCATTTTTAGAGTGTGAGGCATATTTGAACTTCAAAAGAGGTCTAGACAAATACAGCGGATTGAAAGAGATGGCTGTAAATCATGGTGTGATAATCCAAACCGGGAGTACATTTGCTTTACCGGAAGAGAAAGAAGGAGTACCTGGCAAGAAAATAGGTTATTATAAAAACTGGAAGAATGACGAGAAGTTATGGGAAGAATATATATTACCAAAACTTGAAGACAAGCTTAAAAAGCAATATAGTTACAGTGTTGATTGATCATGAGTAGAGTTGTTGTGCCGGTTAGTGGTGGTATTGATTCCACCGTGATACTGTATTGGGTCAAGTCACAAGGACATGAGGTACATGCAGTGAGTTACAACTATGGTCAGAAGCACTTCGGAAAAGAGATGTCATGTGCATTGACAAGTTGTGATTTACTGGCTGATACACACAAGCAAATAGATCTCACCTTCTTCAAAGACATAGTAACTACTAGCTCTTTGGTTAACGATGATATAGATGTGGCCAAGGCTAGAGATGTGTTAGGAGACCCACAGACAGTCAATTATGTTCCCAATCGAAACATGATGATGTTATCTATATGTACTGCTTATGCTGAATCGATTGATGCTACAAAAGTGTATCATGGTTCAGCTCTTGTGGATAGTCAAGCTGGTTTTTGGGATGGTTCTCAAGAGTTTCTTACAGCTATAAACAAAGTCAATGCTTTGAACAGGCGCAATGTTGTTGAGATAGTAGCGCCACTGATAACCAAGAGCAAAAAGAGCATAATAGAATTGGGTGTGGAATGTGGAGTGGACTTCTCTAAAACATGGACATGTTATGAAGGTCAGGATCAAGCATGTGGTGAGTGTACAGCCTGCAGTTCTAGAATACAAGGTTTCATTGATGCCGGTTATATCGACCCGGTACCATACAAGAGAGACATCCCATGGGAAAAGTATGGTTGTGTTGAAATTATCGAGTGATTAAAGTTGAACTTTTGCTACAAATGTCTTATAATTATGAGACAAAAATAATTTATGTGCGGTATATTTGGTAGTTCGAACTTTAGTGATTATGAAAAGCTTTACAACGTAAACAAGGTGCGTGGTAATTTTGCGTATGGTAGTTTGTATGTCAAGACTACAGTGAATCCTGGTTACAGGAAAGAGTTGTATATTAGAAAGCGTAAGAGATTAGAAGACATAACAGGTGATTATGCATTTACAGATCAGTACAGTATGTTCATGGGTCACACTCAAGCACCAACTAGTGAACAACGCAAGTATAGTCCGTATACTACACATCCATTCAACAGCATGCATTATCATGTTGCACACAATGGTGTGTTGGAAAACACACAAGAGTTGATTGAAGAGTTTATCGGTCCGCATGACAATCCAGTGGATAGTTCAATCATACCTATACTGTTGTCGTTCATGTATGAGTTTGGTGAAGAAGAACCTGGTAAGACCATGGAGCTCACAGCAATTGAAACAGTATGTAACATGCTGAAAGGTACATTCGGTTGTTGGATACAGAGCAAACTCACCGGTGATACATATTTGGTGCGTAGTGGTAGTACGTTGTATGGTGATATAATAAGAGGTAATTTTAGCTCCACGCGAGTCCAGGGTGTAGCAAATACAGAATTGAAAGAAGGTGTTGTGTATTGTGTGACAGGAGAAGGTCTAGCAGAGTGTGGAGAATTTGAAACCAACAGTCCATTTTTTCTATGAATATGAAGAAGATATTAATTGTAAGCTGCACAAAAGGTGAGGCTAAAAACACATTGTTATACAAATCGTTGAGTCAGATGAAGGATGACGTCAAGCTGGTTGTTGCTGCAAACAATACCAAAGGTTTACCGGAGATATACAACAGATACATCACATCAGACAACCTCGTGAATCACGATATTGTGTTGTTTGTACATGATGATGTATATATTGATGATTTGAAATTACAAGGTAAATTGTATACAGCCATGCAGGGTTTAGGGTATGACATAACTGGATTGGCTGGTGCTAAAAACATTACTATCAAAGAACCATGCCTGTGGCATTTGATGGCGCATAAAGGCACCACCTCTGGTTCTGTTAGTCATCCAGTCAATGACAGTTCCAAGACAGCAACAACGTGCTTTGGTCCTTGGCCTGAGAGATGTTTGGTGTTAGATGGGTTGTTTATGGCTGTAAATCTCAGAAAAGCGCTAGAAGTGAAGTGGAAATTTAACACTAATTATACTTTTCATCATTATGATATGGCCGCCTGCTTGGATGCAAACAAAAAGAAAATGAAAATGGGCACATACCCAATATATGTCAATCACGCTAGTCCGGGTTTGTTTGACGTTAATGATAAATTGTATCAGCAATCACAGAACCAATTTTTAAGTGAGTACAACTAGTACATTGGATGCAGATTATTATGAGTCAGTAATGGCTTATAACATGTTGTTAGATGAATCCTATCTAGCAAACATAATTGATCATTTAGACGAAAAATACTTCAACAATAAAGACATTTCTGCAATAGTACGAATTGTAATCGACTTCTATAACAAACGCAGCACTCCACCGACGTTAACAGAGATAAAAGGATATCTAATTGATGAGGCACTCAAGAAAAATTATAGAAATGTAATCAAACTGTTTGAGAATTTTGATAAAAAATTTAACAAAGATGAATTGTATGAGAACACTGAAAGATTTCTAAAAGAACGGGCAGTATACAGCACATTGCTTGAAGTCGCGGAGCAAACATCAAATGCAGATATAGACACAGGCAGTATATTGAATAAATTTGAGAAGGCGTGTGGTATAACACTTTCGACAGATTTAGGGTTGGATTATTTTGATGATATAGACAAACATATAAACGATTTGAAGACCATTGACAGTACAATATCATCTGGTTGGGAGTGGTTAGATAAGAAATTGGATGGTGGTTTTCTTGAGGAGGGTCGAGCAATATATGTGTTTGCTGGTGAGACAAATATCGGTAAAAGTATATTTTTAGGTAACATTGCTAAGAACATTGCAGAAACAGGCAAGAGTGTACTGCTAGTTAGTTTGGAGATGAGTGAGCTTGTGTACGCTAAAAGAATTACAACCAACTTGACACAAATACCCATAAGAGATTTGAATCACCGAACAGATGATATTGAGGATAGTGTATCACAATATAAAAATAAAAACAAGAAGAGTAGAATTATTGTTAAAGAGTTTCCACCTAGTACAATTACATGCAAACATTTGAAGGGTTACATTAAAAAGTTAGTTGATCGTGGAGTGGAGATAGATGCAATAGTTTTAGATTATGTGAATCTATTGAGAAGTGACACAGGTACAAACTCTTATGAGCGTATAAAATATGCTACAGAAGAGTTACGTGCGTTGAGTTATGTTTTCAGCTGCCCGGTGATCACAGCAACACAGTTGAATAGACAAGGATATAATGAGATAAATCCTGGATTGGATACAGTGGGTGAGAGTTACGGGTTGGCAGCTACCGCCGATGCTATTTTCAGCATATGGCGAGAAGAAGAAGATATAGATTTGGGTGTGCTCAAGCTAGGTGTGATGAAAAATCGATTTGGTGAAAATCATGGTAGTGTGATAATGGAAATTAACTACGACACGTTGACGCTGAAAGAAGGATCTGAACAATTGCAGAATATTGACATGACAGATACACTCAGTTCGTTAGACATGCTAGGGAGTTGATATTTAGTAAATACATGTTAAATATTCTTTAACAATTGTATGAAAAAAATAGCTATTTTTACAGATTGTGATCTTGATGGATTGGGATCATTTCACGTGTTCAATTGGTACACGAGATTCAAAGATGTTGAGCATGAAATATGCTCGCAATCTAACTTCAGAAACACATTCACAAGATGGTTGAAAAAGAACAATCCACGTGATTACGATAAGATATACATTTTCGATTTAGATGTATCGCAGAGCAATATGGATCTAGTGGATCATGAAAATTTTACAATTATAGATCATCACGAAACACATGTAAAAAACAAAGACAACTATAAAAAAGCCACCACAATCCTACAAGAGTATACAAGCTGCTGTAAATTGTTGTACAGTTTATTAAAAAAGAAGTATCCGGATGTTGAACTGAATGACAATCAAAAGATGTTGATTTTGTTAGTTGATGATTATGATAGTTACACATTGAAACTGAGAGATTCATATAACATGAACGTCATAGTATGGAACTATGTTGGTGACCGGGCTCAACAATTCGCTAGAGACTTCGGTAATGGTTTCACTGGCTTCCGACAAGAGCATCTCAACATGATACACTTGAACAACAAGCGTGTGAAGCGAGTATTAGATAATCTAGAAGTGTTTGAAGGTCAAGTGCCGATAAACGGTGAGAAAAAATACATTTGTGGGGTCACAGCAGATACATGCTTGAATGAAGTTGCACATCATGTGCTAAACAAATATGATTGTGATATATGCATGGTGTTGAACATGAAATCTAAACGAGTGAGCTTCCGTAAGACAAAAAAACGAGACATCGATGTGGATCTCGGTGCGCTTGCAAAAAAAATAGCTGAAGGTGGAGGTCACCCATACGCAGCTGGTGGTAAAATAACAGATATGGTGATGTCAATAACAAAAATGTTAGGTTAATGATCAGCAGCATAAAAGACACGATATCAAATGTTGACCCGGTGTCAACAATGTATGAATCAGAATCGATAAGAGTGTTTGTTTCATTCTGTTCGTTTGTGTGTGTGATAAAAAACAAAAAGATGAATTTACCAAATATATTCTTGTGGTTACTCAAAGACAAGGCGCTGAGAGACACATTCAAAATGTTGAGTGACCTTGACACGGATTACGAGGTGCTAAAATACTTTCTCGATCATGACCCAACATTATACAAATCAAAATACATTCGTAATTTTTTGAATGAAAATGAACAGTTGGAGTTGAGATGACAGATTTCGAAAAAACAATATACAACGCATGGTTAGCTGTCACGAGGTCTAGTCAAGGCAAACCTTTCAAGTTGAGAAAGACATGGAAAAATGCAGAAGAACAAATTGACTATATGTCGATAAAAAAACTTGCAAAAATGTTCATGAGATACGATAATATTAATATTGATGAATGGTTCAAATCACCATATAGTGTGTATCCAGAGACTGAAGTGCAATATGACTTGAAGTTTTATACACAGATGAAAGCGTTTAACTGCTACAGATTACACAAGACTAAATTTACGAAACTAACCAAAGAGCAATTCAAAAAATCACTATATAAAAAACAAGTTGACTAAAACAAAACAATACATTATAATAAAACAAAGAAACAAAATTAACAAATGAGTACGTTTACAAAATCCATGTTCGCAAGCATCAAAGATGCACTAACTAACGAAGGCAGTTCGAACAAAGCTGCAGATATATTAAGAACCAAGCCTGGTAATTCATATGAAGTACGATTACTACCAAATATTGAGGATCCAAGCAAGACATTTTTTCATTATTATAGCCATGGTTGGACAAGCTTTTCCACCGGACAATACGTGAATGCAGTGAGTCCAACGACATTTGGCGATAGGGATCCGATTGCAGAATATAGAATGAAAGTGTATAGAGGTGGCTCTGCAGAAGATAAAAAGAAATCAGAAGCGGTGTATCGTCGAGAGAACTGGTTGGTTAACGCATATGTTGTGAATGATCCAGATGAGCCAGAAAATAACGATACGGTCAAAATCTTGAGATTTGGAAAGCAGTTGCACAAGATCATTATGGAAGGTATCTCCGGGGAGGATGCAGATCAATTTGGTGAGAGGATTTTCGATTTGTCTGACAAAGGTTGTACATTCAGGGTTAGATGTGAGAAGCAAGGAGATTACCCTACATACGTTTCAAGTAAATTTCTAGTACCAACAGCAATTCCTGGATTGGATGACAACAGAATTAAAGAGATATATGATGCGTGTTACAAGCTTGATGATGTTTTCCGAGTGAAAACCTATGATGAACTCAAAGCCATGCTTGATGAACACTTGCATTGTATTGAACCTGGTTCACAGGATACATTATCTGAGACCGTGGTGCAGAAAGACCCGGAACTGGATGAAGATGTGCCTATGAACTTCGATACAAAAACAGAAACTACAGCGTCTACTGAAACTGATGAAGAGTTAGAGGATGACAAAGTGCAAGAACTGTTAGCCGGTCTGGATGATGTCTGAACCGAATGATACAGAACCACAAGCTGATAAAGGACCTAACCCTTATGATGGTAGAAATCATGAATCCGGTAGTCCTATATCTGAAAACGCTAAAGTTGGTGTTGCGAGTTTGCTAGGACATTTAGCTGGATCGTTAAGTGAGATAGACAAGCAAAATGTTGGAGGTAGCACTAGCCTGAAGGCTAAGAAAATTGATCCAAAGCAAGCGTATCAACAAATAATGGGTACTTCACCCGTTCAAGCCCCTGCACCTCAACCGCAGATGGTAACACCACAAACACCAGTACAGGTACCACCACACTCGGTACCTGTACAACAACCAGTGAGTGTTAATCCTGTTGATGAAAGTGTATACAAGCGACTGGAGAGGTTGGAAAAAATTGTAGAGACATACAAACTACCCTTGAAGTTCAAACGCGGTATCAATTACACAATAAATACACCAAAAATAAAAGGTACTTTTTCAGATCCAGTACAAATCATCGAGCTACTATCTACAGAGTTGTCCAAACAGACAAAAAGTATTACACTTAAACTAAATGACAACACTAAAGTTAAACAACAAGGCTGATTTTATAAACAGCTTTCTGTCACCCATTGGAAAACTGACAGAGAATACAGTAATCAAGGTAAGAGAAAAGGAGTTTGTTTCAACTAGTTCGAGTGCAGATGGTACATTGATAGTACATTGTGTATACAGCCAGTCAAACGATGTACCGGAAACATTATTTCTGAACATACCAGACATAAACAAATTGATCAAGGTCCTAGCGTGTATACAGGAAGATCAAGTTGAGTTATCGTTCAATAATAATAATATTGAGCATCGATCAGCTTCTGTCGGTTTCAAATATCATTTACTGGAGGATGGTATCATAGATCCACCATCTGTTGACATATCGAAAATAAAGCAAATTGAGTTCAACACGGTATTCAGTGTTGATCAACAAACTGTTAATCAACTGGTCAAAGGCAGTACTTTCACAACCGATACTGATAAGATATATTTCTATACAGAAAATGGTCAAGTGTTTGCAACTCTAACCGACAGACAGAGACACAACGTGGACAGTTTCACGCAGTTGATTTCAACTAATGTCAAGGGTGATGACCTGGAAAGAGAATTACCTATCGGTTTTGAAACAATACGTATTATTAGCTCCATACGCTTCACAGAACTGAAAGTACACATAAACACCAAATTAAATGTGTTTTTATTTCAATTGATATGTAATGATACCAACATATCCATTGTATCTTCAGGTTATGTGGGATAATATATTATAATGAAAAACAAAATACACACTCTATCATATTTCAAGAAGAGATTGAAAGATAATGGATATGTCATATGGGATTTGATGAAAGCATACTCAACTGAGGATCCACGCAAATGGACAGTCATGTTAAACCCGGGAGTGGAGTCCTTATTCATCACATGCCTTGTGAACCGACAGGAGTTGAATGATACGCCTGAATTTGAGCTGTATGATGGAGGTTTAAGATTTCAAAAAAACTTGACTATCAAAACAAGTAGTATGGAAGTTTTAATAAACATGTTCACACGTAAAGGTATACTTCCAGAGACTGAATTGTATGTCAAGAAAACGTAAGTATACATGTATATGACACAGAATGATGACAAGCAACCCAAACGTAAATCTTCTCGTAAATCAAGTAGAAAAAAATCCAAGGAAGAAGAACTAGACGAGGAGATAGAGAAAAAAATCGAGGCGGCATTCCGGTTGAATTTAGTTGAAGCTGCAAAAAAGAAAAAAGCTAGCCACAAACAGATGACAAACATCAATTCGTATATAGAAGAACACCTGGGTTGCTTTCTACTGCTGGGATACACAATAGATGGAGACCCTGTCACGCTTGTGAATGCCAAGACTCAAAAAGATAGTGATTCTCTAGGTGCATCTATACAGCGTTTTATGATGAAATATCAAGATCCTACACCACCTGCCGGGCCTCCAATTATATAATGAAAATATTGATATTAGGTAAAGGTTACATTGGAACCGCGTTATCGAATTGTCTGAACAGTTGTTATGAAATTGTACATGTGAACAAGCAAGAGCTTGATTACACCAACAGACAGTGCTTGTACAACTATATAACCAAAACAGATATCAAGCTTGTGATCAACACATGTGGATACACCGGGAGACCCAACGTTGACGCATGTGAAGCTGATAAACATAATACCTGGTATTATAATGTAACCGTACCGGTGAATATACAGAAGGTCTGCAAGGATACTGTGACACCTATGATACATATTTCTAGTGGATGTATATACGATGGTTACGAGAAAGATTACACTGAAGAGGATGAACCTAACTTTGGATTATCTTCCCCGGACAGTAGTTGGTACAGCAAAACCAAACATGCCTGTGAATTGATGATGCGTAACTTACCAGTGTATACATTCAGGATCAGAATGCCTTTTTGTAGCACATGGTCGGAGCGAAACATAATAACCAAACTACTAAAGTATGACAACATAATAGATGAGAAGAATTCATTGACAAATGTAGAGGATTTGTGTGGGTATATTTTGTATTTTCTGTCTGATTTATTGGATGGAACCATGCAACATAAATATGGAATCTACAATGTTGTTAATCCTCAACCAGTACTAACCTCAGAAATTATCGAGCTGATGAAACAATACGGTTTGGTGAACAACAACTGGAAGAATATTAATTTAGACACATTGTATAAGTCCACTGTAGCAAAAAGATCAAACTGCGTGTTGAGCGACTTTAAAATAACAAATATCAATTTAAAATTACCGGAAACCAAAACCAGTCTCAAGAGATGCATAGCAAAAATGGCTACAACGAGAAATGATCAACAAATTCAAAGGTTTACTCAACAAGGATAAATACCATCGTAAAATTTTCGCTGTGAATCATGGCACACACAAGGGCCATTTCTATGTGTATATATCAACTGACGAAAAGCATTACAATTTTTTAGTTCTACCGGAGATAGACACAATATCCATAGAACGTGAAACATTTGAAACTGGTTTGAAGAGTAAAATAGTTGCCGTTGTCGAAAAACTACCACATAATGTATATGAAATCTGTTGTGCCCAATATAATGAAGCAAAAAGTAAAAACAATATTAATCGACTCAAGCAATCTTTTACATCGAGCGGTATGGATAACTGAGAACGCGAGATCAAACCTCAACCCGTCATATATATTTCTGACGAGTGTTAAAAAGTATGTTGACATGTTCACATGCAACAATGTATACTCAGTGTGGGATAAGCGTTTGATACGTGGTGTGAAAAACTATCGAAGATTAGCAAAGCAATCTGACTACAAGGGTAATAGAGATGTTGAGAAGAACACTAAAGTGTTCAGCCATGAAGATGCGACAACTGATTTGTTGAATGCACTAGGAGTTAAAAACATGTACCCAGGTATACTCGAGGCAGATGATGTGATAAGCTGGTTGGCTAAGAATCAATCCGAGCAAACTGTTATTGTGAGTGTAGACCAAGACATGTTGCAACTTGTGGATGAAACAACAACAGTGTATAGTCCAATAAAGGATGTTATAATCGATCATGAAAATTTTGAAGATGTTGTTGGGGTGAGTATGGATCAATTTCTCCGATACAAATCGATGGTGGGTGATAAATCTGACAATTTACCAGGTATAGATCGATGTGGACCTAAAA